TGATTCATCTTCTTTCTTCTCAGGGGCAGACTCAGGGGCAGACTCAGGGGCAGACTGAATGGGCGCAGAAGAAAAGGGCTCGTTAGAGCCCTCGTTTTCAGAAGTCCAAATAATTTTCACGGTTCAAATGCAGTTTGAACCATCTTAGAAAATATCTTCGAGAGCGGTTTCTTTGGTTTCAATAATTTCATTGGCAGTGGTTTCAATGAATTTGTCTTCCTCATTTGTGGGGTGGGATTCAAAGACAAGCTCAGGGGCTTGGTATTCCCAAGAATGATAAAGACGTTGCTTTTCTCCATTGAGACCATCCTGAAAAGAAGAAGTAATGAGTCCTTGGCGACGTGCAACTTCCAGCATCTTGCCAGTTGAAGCAACATCCCAGGAGCCAGACAACGCAGCCACTTGCTGCTTGCTGAAACGTTCTGTGGGACGCATGTTGATAGCGTTAACAGCCTGGTCCAATTCCTCTAAGGAGCCACCAACTGGTCCTGCGTAATGCCAGCCGTAGTTAAGCGCATCACGCTGGAGCATGTGCTTACCAGTGAGGCCACTACGACTCTTGAGCCATTCAAAATAAAACTGATTTGGATCGTGATTATTCTCAGGGCGAGTGAGTTTCACCACTTCACTAACGTTGTCAACAAAGCTGGTGGAGTCACGAAGCCCACCGTTTTTATTGAGGTGGTGAAGAATTACAAAGCTGCAGCGGTATGAGTTGGCGATATCACGAATGCCATAGATCACATCACCAGCATTGCTCTTGATGAGATCAACGTTCATGCCAGCAAGGCATGCCGTGAGGCTATCAATGGCAACGAATACTGGGCGGTGCTTCCTCACATACTCTTCAAGCTGCTTCAGATGGGTGAAGCGCCAGTTCTCCCAGAAAGCAATGGTGCCACTGTCAAGGCCAGCCTCCTGGTAGCCAATGACATTCAGTTTTTCGCTTGTATCAACAAGTGGTTCGTCGCTTTGAATGATCAGGCTCTTGCCTTTCATGCAACGGCGTCCACTCCAGGAATTACCTAGGGCAATATCCAGCGCCCAGTTATAAATGAGAGTGGATTTACCAGTGCCACCAGATGCGGCCAGAAGCATGACGCTTCCAAGGGGAAGGATGCCAGCAATCAGCCATTCCCTGCACTGTTCGGACTGAGCAATGGAAAGCGCATCAATTGCTTCAATTTCTTCCCTTCCATAGATCCTTCCTTTGGCCTCTTCAACGATTTTGTCAACATTCTGTTGACTCATCTTGACGCCACGTTGCTCCAGCCAATTTGCTGCTTCGTAATTAATGCGAGCATCATTGGCATAAAGACCAACAAAGCCTTCAATAGTGGAAATGATTTCCTCGTACGAAGGCTTGCCGTCTTGGCCCTTGTGGCGACTTTTGGAAACAATGGAGGAGAGTAAATCGTCCTTTGTTGCACCATCTTCAATGTAGTCGGCTATGTCATAGCCATTACCAGAAGGAAGATTGTCCCATTCCCAGCTACGAGGATCGGCGTAACACCAGCTTGCTCCAGGATTGTCATTAGCAACTTCGGCCATGAAGGCCACGCCTTGCTCATCACGGTCGGGGCAAAGAACAAGCTTGTAGTTTTTAAACAGATGGGAGTAATCGCCATTTGTTCGATATTGCTTGCTGCCTCCTAAAAAGGTGACGCAAGGTATACCAAGACTCCAAACTGCTTCGCAAGTGAGTTCACCTTCTACGACGAAGATTGGCAGGCCAGTTTTCTTGCTTTCTTCCACTGCGTCGTTATAACGATATGGAAGAATATTGGCCTTGACTTCTTGAAGCTGAGCTTTGTGATTAGTGGACGAATGTTCAATAGTAGGAAAATCTTGCCAGATTTTCTTGCTACCACTGGTGTCATCACGATGGACAATAACTACATCTTTGCCAGTCTTATTTTGATAGGCAAAAGTATAATTTCCAGGATCACGAGCAGGCTTCTCCCAGCGGGTGAGAGGAGCCAGTGCATCACGGATTTCGGCGCGATGGGCAGGGCCAGTGTCATGCCAGCAGTTGTAAGCTCCAGTGCGCTCGTTAACGGTGAAGTCGTTGCCGCCACAGGCAGGGCAGCGATACTTCCCAGGCTCATTACTGGGCTCAAGCTGGTCAAGGTGTTCAAGGATCGAAAATGCCACGCAGCAAGGGCGAACAGCGCCCACCATTGTGGCAAGCTATCGGCCAAAGCGCCACGCGATTACAGATAAGAAACGCTGATACCACAAGGTATTGGCAATGGCAACAGGGCTCGTTATTGTGCTGTCGAAGCCGCTTGATGCTCATGCCAACAAGCCCGTATGAGGGCGGAAAGAAGAAACGTCAGCTCACTTTGTCTGACCAAGCCTATGACCACCTCAGTGCCATAGCAGAGGAGGCAAAACTGTCTCGCAGCGAAGCAGTAGAGCGGCTCATCCGTTCTGTGCCCGTATGGGAAGGCAGTGCCAGTCTTGCTAATGGCGCATGGGAACTCTGCGTTGACTACGCTTCTGACAACTGTCCTGATGAAATTGAGCGAATTGATTGAACTGCTCAACAAGGCTCAAGCCCAAGCTGGCCCCGACATTGAAATTCTTCTTTGCTTTGAAGAAGGAGCAATGGAAGAAGGCTTTGATGAGCAGCACACTGAAGGTATCAGCGACATTCGCTTGATTGACGATTGGCCGCTGCCTGGTTCAAGCCTTGTCAATTATGAAGGTGAGAAGCGTAAAAAGCTTGTCATCTTTTATGACAATCACTACAAGCTTGACAGTTCAAATGCTGCATGAAGCACACTACTTTTGTTTATTCACCGTCTGATTTTTCTATGGACTCCCCCGCAACGATGGCAATGGCTGATCGCATGAACGGCATCTTCACGCCGCTTGAAATTAGTCCTGAACAGTTCAAGGCAGCTTACGAGCTTGCAATTGGCGAGCACGTTGAAAAGAACTACAAGGGACTCTCTTATCTGTCTTGGCCGTTCGCTTTCCGTTATCTCAAGGAAAATTTTCCTGCTCTGTATGTTGCTTTTGAAGAAAGCACTGTTGGCTGGCCCGTATTCGGCCAGGAAGGTTGCTGGCTGCTGCGTCCCTATCTGACTGACGGTCTGAAGCGCACGCCTGCTCTGGTGTTCCCGCTGATGGACAACAAGCACAATGCTCTTAAACAGCTTGATGCTCGTTTCGTTAGCGACAACATCCAACGCGCCAGCGTTAAGTGCATTGCTACTTTTACTGGCCTTGGCTTGAAGCTTTACGCAGGCGAAGACATTCCCAAATCCGACGATGGCAACGTACAAACCACGACGCGGCAATCGAATACTGAGGAAGCTGCGAAGCCAAGCACGACGCCAACAGCAGGATCAGCGCCTAATAATCAAAGCAATGGAAATTCTGGAGAGGCATTTAATGGAAAAGAAGCTTTGCTGGGATTCTGCAAAGCCAATCCCCTGAAATACGCCGATGAACGGGCCTCAATGATGAAAGGAAAGGCTGCGCTTGAAGCTCTTGGCCTGGCAAAAGGCGAAGATATCAAAGACAAAGAAATGTTCGCCAATGTAGTGACAACAATGGTCACTTCTTGGACAAAGGAAAGTGGCATCAAAATCACCAAGGCTGCTATGGCCAGTGAAATTGATACACTGCGAGCTATTTGTACTGAAGGTACTGTTGAGCAAGCAGTGAAGGGCGTAGAGGTGTTTATCGAGGGAAAGCAATAGATCTGGCGGCGGCCCGCCTTGCGCGGGCCTTCGCTGGAATCATTATTACTGACGATGACAATGCTCCTTTTCAAGGATGATTCCTCTTCTCTCCGCAATCGCCAGTTGCTTAATCATTGGCGCAATTGGCTATCTCATCTTTTGGGGAATAGCTACCTTTCTTTACCACGATGATTTCTGGTGGTGATTATGACTAAGCCAAAAGAAAAGACGCCCATCAGTTTTGATCGCCTCGAAAGCTGTCCAAAATGCGAAGCCGATTGGCGAGGTGAGCCAATTCCCGTAGAAAGCCAGCATCTATTTGGCGATGCTCGCTTCTTCTCGCGAGTGATCGCCATCAGTTCCTTGCAACAAGATCGTCGTATTGCTTGGCAATGCCCTGATTGTTCCACTTGCTGGGACCGCGACACTGGCAAGATTCGCAAGTCTTTCAATCTTTCCCGATGAAACTTATCCTCATTTTTCTTTCCATCGTTCTTTCTTCTGATACGGCGCTGGCCTGTAATCAGCCAATCACTCGACAAGGAAATTCCTGTCCACTGGGCTATTACGCGTCCAATGGTTATTGCATTCCGAGCCGCTGAATGATGGCTTGCTATGATCTTGGCCTGGAGCGACTTCATTCCTTGCAACAGTTTGAACCAAAACGCGTTTCGCTCAATAAAAAGCGTCATTATGTTTGCGAGGATTTTCCCAACGTGCCCGATGGCATGTTGCTTCCATCAGTGACAACAGTATTGTCGTCAATGGCGCCAGTGGCCAAGGTCATGGCTTTAATCAATTGGCGCAAACGTGTTGGTGACGAAGAGGCAAATCGCCGCACACGCCTTGCAGCAAATCGTGGCACTTGGCTCCATACCATCCTTGAAGACTGGTTTGGAGAAGAAGACATTGAACACCACCTTGAAAAAGCTCCTGATTGGAAGCCTTACTTCCTAGCTGCTGAGCCTTTCCTCCAAACCATTGATGAACCATTGCTCATTGAAAGTGCAGTGGCATGGTGGGACAAGACCAAGGAAATTGGCTATAGCGGTACCTTGGACATGGTGGCGACAATGAATGATGGAAGTAGGGTGTTAATCGATTGGAAAACTAGCTACAAAGAGAAGCCTGATTATCAACTGGCTGATTACAAGCGTCAACTTGGCGCCTATTCAATGGCAGTCGAGCAAATGTATGACACCAGTATCGATGAAGCTTGGTGCGTCATCGCCTGCTACGACCCAGAAAAGCCTGAAATCCAGCCCTCTTTGCAGCTTGTCCACCTTGATGGCTTTGAGCTGATCAGCCAGCAGCGCATTATGACCGACACTGTTGCGAGATATTTCAATGAGCACTACCCAGGTGGCAGGGCCTTCACTCTCACCGCCGACAAGGGTTAAACTGAGCGAGCCCAAACGGGCAAGACCAACACTCCTTCGGAGAAACACCAATGGCTGGAAAGCCCCCTATCACTGCAGCAATCGACCTCACCCCTGATGTGCTCAATGCACTGAAGCAGGCTGGTCCCAACGAACGTGGCAACTACAGCCTCGATATGGCCGTTTGGGAAAACACCAAGCGTTCTTCCGATCGCGCTCCTGGTTACACCGGCAGCGTGAAGGTGAAGGGCCAGAAAGATGGCGCAAAAGGCTACGCCTCTGTCTGGGACAACCGTGGCGGCTCTGACGATCTGTTCTGAGCATGAGCCTTCTCTACGACAAGGAAATTCAGCAACTTGCTGAACTGGATGTATTCCTTCCTTTCGTAGGCGAAAAGCGTCGCACGCTTGACAATGGGATTAAGGCCATTTCATATGGCCTTTCCCAGGCAGGCTATGACATTCGCCTATCGCCAGATCATTTTTTGGTATTCGATGGAAAGGAAAACAAGGGACGGCAAGTGATCCTCGACGCAAAGTTGAGTGATCCCACCATTCCTTACGAAGCTCCTCTCGTTCATAGCGAAGGCAGCTCGTTTTTTATTTTGCCTCCCCATAGCTTTGGTCTTGGCGTCAGCCTTGAGCTGATCTCCATGCCGCCTTGCATCATGGGACTGTGCGACGGCAAGTCCACCTACGCTCGTTGTGGCATCATCATCAACGTGACGCCCATTGAGCCTGGCTGGAGTGGTCATCTGACCATGCACATTGCCAATCCCACACCGTTTCCTGCTCGCATCTATGCGAACGAGGGCATTGTGCAAGTGATGCTTTACCAGCTCAATGGGGACGTAGGTGAAGCCTACACGGGCCATTATCAGAACCAAGGGGCTAACGTACAGCTAGCCGCCGTCTGATAGTGAGCGCTCTTGAGGATCAGTTCGAAAAGCTTTGGAAAAAGCTCAATTCCAAGATTTCCTTGGAGCGAGAGTTTTCCGACATTGAAGCTTGGGAAGCTGATTTTCAAGAGCGCTATGCCAAATCAAAACGCTCCAAACGTTACCGTCTTGACTTTGCTCACGCCGACAGCCGCACTGGCATCGAAATCCAAGGTGGTGTATACAATCGTGGTCGCCACGTTACTGGTTCAGGCTACGAGAGAGATTGTCGTAAATACAATCTGGCCTACACTTCGGGCTGGACGATTTTTCTCCTTACTAGCCAAATGGCCAAAGACGAAAGCTGGCACGCTTTGATTGCCGCTCATATTTCTTCAAAACTTTAGCTGCTTCATCAAGCAACGCATCGGCTGCCTCCAAGGAACTGTCCTTCACCATCATTGCTTGACGCAGCTCCAGATTTTCTTTCATCATTGCCTGAAAGGCTGTTTGCAGCGCAGCCCAGCCTTCAAGCAAATTACCAGCCACTTGTCGCAGTTGTTCTTTGTCTTGGCATTCTTGAATGGCCTTGCGACTGACCGTCAGTTGAAACTCACGTTCAGTTGAATGCTCAAACGTCATAGCAGCCATATAGCGGCGACCATTAAAGCTTAGCTCCACTGGAAAAGTGAACGGCATTTTGCGCAATTCTTTCTTCTGTCCATAGCCTAGGGCTTTGTTAAGAAAAGCTATGGAGGAGAGCCGAAATAATTGGTGGGGCTTGCCGAAAAGACTGTCCACAACTAGGATATGGCCGTCCCAAAAGCCTTGCTTGTGACCGACTCTCCCTCTGACAATGGCAGCACTTTGTTGCTTGATGATTTTGCCTGCATTGCTTTTCAACAACTAATCGCAGCTTGCCCTCCCTCTAAAACTGCTCCTGGCACTATGCCTTGCGCTTGGGCTGATGATCTCGCGAAGCTGTCGTATTACATGGCAGTGTCAATGATCACAGAGCGAAGCGCCACTATCAAAGAAATTAAGCAAATTTTTGAGGAATACGCAAATGAAGGATGACACAATTCAGGCTATTTCTAAAGCGCTTGGACTGATCATTATTTACGTTGTTGGAATTGGTATTAAAGCTTGGCTATTGAGCTGGTGCGTTTCATTCTTTTTTCCCATGGTGCTACTTCCGTTTTGGAAGTGGTACGTTGTGGTGTTCACTATTGACTGCCTGAAGTATCAGCAAAACCATGATTAATCTTCCTTCCATTGATCCTCTTCAAGACGGCAAGAGCCTGGTCCAGCTTGTTGACTTCATGGGCAATAGTCTGTCCATCGTCAATGATGCTCGCCAAAGCTTTGATGCGCGTTCCGAGGAATGGACTTCTCGCGACGAGAAGCTGCTGAATTACCTTGCTCGCGAAAAGCACACCAGCCCTTTCCGTGGTGTGATCTTTAAGTGGCACGTCAAGGCTCCGCTGTTCATTGCTCGTCAATGGTGGAAGCACACTGTTGCCTCCACTTACGTTGATGATCAACTGGGCTGGAACGAGAAAAGCTTCCGCTACTGCTCTGCAGAGGAAGCTGAGTTCTACATTCCCAATGAATTCATGAAGCAAAGCGAGAGTAATCGCCAAGCTTCAGACGGTCCACTGGACAGCAATGCCCAAGCCATGGCGCTTGGCCAATACACGCAGGCTCTGGAGGCGTGCAAGCAGGCTTACGAAGGGCTGCTGCTGACTGGTGTGAGTAAGGAGCAGGCCAGGGCCATCTTGCCTTCTGCTCTGTTTACTTCATTTACATGGACCTGCAGCTTGCAAGCACTGCTCCATTTCATCAGCCTGCGCATGGGCCACGGCGCTCAAGGCGAGACTGCCGCCTACGCCCAGGCCCTTAATGCTCTCGGACGCCCAGTCGCCCCTGAAGCGTTCGACGCTTTTGCTGCCAACAACTACCAATTCTGATCATGCACGATCCCGTAAACAGTCCTTCTCATTACACCGATGGCAATGGCATCGAATGTATTGAGGCCATTGAAGCTTGTATGGGAGTCTATGCTTTTAAGGGCTTTCTCCGTGGCAACTGCATGAAATATTTGTGGCGCTACGAGCAGAAAAATGGTCTTGAAGATTTGCGCAAATGCAAATGGTATCTTGACCGCTTGATTGGCGTTATTGAAGGAGAAGCAACGCTAAGGGAGAAAATCCAGCAAGCCAGCAAGGAAGCAATGGAATCAATGGAAGTTGTATTTCCTCCTTATGATCCCGACGACTACATGATCAGTGGCTGCACTGATGGCTTCTGTCCAATGCCTAACGTAAGGCAAGGGCCGCCAGAGCCCATGTTTGAAGCAGTTAACTAGCTAGTCCTAAATGCAAAGAAGGCGGCCACACCAAGGCCGCCTTTTCTTTGTGCTTTTCATGAATTGGTACCACCCTTTGCATACTTTCCATCCATTGCTCCCAATCGGCAATGTCAGTGTGAGCACTGATAAAGCTATTAGCGTGTACCCAAGAAAGCATAATTTCTTCGCGCTCTGGTGTCCAGCATTCCAAGGGTCGCCAAAATTCAAACACTGCTAAATCCCCCTTTGCTCCATTGTGCTCCCTGCATGCGGGCACAAGATTCCACTTTGCATAATGTGGACCACCCTTGCTCTTTGGCACCAGATGATCAAGCGTTAGCTTCTCATGCCATTTGCCGCAATAAGCGCATGCAGGCTGTCCTAACGGTCCTCTAAGGGGATAGTCTTCAAAGATACTTTTGCGAAAGCGTCGTTTTGCTTCTGAAGGACGAAGCTCAATAAGAGAATGGAGAAGATGATCAGGCCCATGCTCTCCGCCCATGAGAATATTGTCTTTCCTTAAGCTTACCCAAGCGATGAGGAGAAAGAGACGGATTTAGAATGGTCTAATAAATATAAAAATTTCTTAAAATCATGAGCAATTGGCAGGAAGGAGTGGCGAACTTTGCTGCCACTGTTACGGCGGGAATGCTGCTCGCTACTGGCGGGATGATGGTCACAATTGGCCATCAGCAAGTAAAAATTACCACTCAAATTGAAGCCATTACTAAAAATTTAGATACGCTCACTGAAAATGTTCAACAGTTAGAATCTCGTGTTAGAAATTTGGAAATCAGACGATAGACTGCTAGCGTATAAGAAAGATGGAGATTGTTATGGAGCCCATTCAATGGTTCGTAATTGGTGGCATTATTGTTGCTGCTGCCGACCAGATTCTTGATCACTCCCCATGGAAAAGCAATAACATCCTGCAGCTTCTAATGGAAGGGCTTAAGACCATTTTCAAAGTGGGCAAGTAATATCTTGCTCCCATGAAAACTAAAAAAGAGTTCTGGGATGAATGCGTCGTAATCGCACGACGACTAGGGGCTCGCTATCCAGATCTAGTAGCAGCTCAGCTTTGCCTAGAAAGTGGATTTGGTGAATTCACTTCTGGAAAGCATAATTACGCTGGCCTAAAAGGAGACGGGTCCACTGTTTCTACGCAGGAGTTTTACGATGGCCAATGGGTGACAATCAAGGCTGGTTTTATTGATTTCCCCAGTCTTGCTGCTTGTATTGAATATCTAGTTACTCGCTGGCACAAGGATTGGCGGAATTATAAAGGCATCAATAGAGCGTCAAATCGTTATGCCGCTGCTCGGATGCTAAAAGAACAGTCTTACGCAACTGATCCCGACTACCCAACAAAGCTATCTAAATTAATGAAAGAATATTCACCAGAAACAACTACTGCAATGATTGGACCTTCCAAGCGCCCTCAGGACTTTGGCTTTAAAAAAGGTGATACCCATTTAATTGTCAACGACATCTCGGAAACGATGAAAGCCTTCAGTTTTGAAGGTAAACTGCTTTGGGAAATTCCCTGCCTTGCACGCGGTCAGTACAGTGACTTTGAATTCAAAGTACAAAATTCGGACACGCCTCCTGGCTTGTATAAAGTTGGCACTATTTATCGTGATTATGAGCGCGTGGGTGACAAACCTGCATATGATCGCACTCTTATGTCTTATGGCTGGTATAGCCTTGATTTAATTGAACTTGAAAATCAAGAAAATAAGCATGGCCGTGCTGGCATCATGATCCATGGCGGCGGAAGTGCATGTGGCTGGCCTGGGGCATGGGCTCCTAATCAAACTTTATTCTCCACTCATGGCTGTGTACGCTGTAAAAATATTGATTTGCGGGATAAGATTCTGCCGTTAACAAGAACTGGCACTGTATTTGTCAGTGTCTATCAAGAAAGCTAACCATCATGGAAATGCTTCTTTTGGGAATTGCGTGCTTCCTGATGGGAGGTATTTCTTTTACTTTCTGGCTTCATCGCAGTATTGAATTTTGGCATTGCTGCAAAGAAAGTCAAAAATATGCCTGCGGCTTAAAACCAGAAAGGCGTCATGGGGATAGGCGCAAAATCAACTAACTTCCAATCCTTTATAAATTAAATTATGCAATGCCATATAGTGCGCTAAACCATCGGCGTAGTCGATATCGAAAATGTCATACATCGCATAACGATATGAACCACGCTTCGCCACTTCTGCGTGATACATCAGCTTGACAACTTGCCGAAAAGCTTGCGCCCTCTCATCCATCGTCAAGCTATCCCACCAAGCCTGATCCTCAGCAGCTTGCCTTAATTCATTTTCACGAAACATTTCGCGCACTGTTTCCATTTCAGGAGAGTGCAGTAAATCCATCAGTCCAGATTTTTTACCATCGTCATCAGCTTGAGCCATTTGTTTGCTTCAGTCTGATGGTAATCGTACCAAGATTTCATCGACCATTCAAGTGCTTTCATGGCCGCCTCAGGGCCACCACTCTGCATAAGCTCTTCCAGGTACTCTGCCATATGATCAGCGCAGTCGTACTGATGAGTGCCTTCATTAAATGGAGGGGTATCCATGGATAAGCGAATGAGCTTTGCTTATTAAAGCACCTCTCGCCATCCAAGCAAACCAGTAGCGCGAGCATTGCCAGAACTGGCAACGGTCAGGAAAAGTTCTTCGCTAGTTCCATCTGCCTTCACCCCAAGAGAGCGAGAAAGACCAGCAAGAATATCTATTTCAACGCTTCCAGCGCTAGAAACTAGACCAGCATCAACAATAGTACCACCAGAAACCACGGTTCCAGAGCTTGTCACTTCAACATTGCCCCTACCATTGATCGACGGCGTCCAAGTAAAGCCATTAACGGTTGGATTTTTACGAAGTTTCCATTCAATTGTCGTATTATCTTCAGTGATAAGATCAATCTTTACAGGAAAAACTACATTGTCAGTCCGGCCACTTGCCATGCGAATGCCAGCAACAATACGTTCACCGCTGGTATTGGGAATAGCTGCAATGGAAGGATAAATAGTATAAATATCGCCAGTCGGTTCGTAACCAGCTTCACTTGTTACTGAACAACAAATCTCCTTCATTGTTCCGCTTGCCGCCGCAGTTGCCGCAATTCGATAGGACAATGGCAGTACAGGATTGTTCATGTAGACACTGGTAATATTATTCGCATGGTTAAATTCATGACAGTAATAATATTCCCCATCAAGAACAAAACCACAACGAACCCGGCCAACACCCAGCCATTTCATGTCAGGAGTAAAGATGTTTGCCTTGGAAAAATCTAATTGCGGAAGTTTGTCAATATTCCAATCGGCTTGATTGACTACGTTTTCTTGAACGCTGCCAGTAGTAGAACTGCGAATAACAAATTGCAAGGTGGTGCCACTAGCCCTTAACAGAATTCCATTGCTGTCGTCAAAATAACCAAGCTCTTGAATGATGCCAGCTTTAGTTGTGGCACCAACAAAACTTTGCATAATCTGTAAGCCTTTACCCGCTTGATAGGGAAAGCGACGCCGTGTCCTACGCAGCACACTATCCCCAGAAGCAGTAACAGTCAGTGCAATTGCACTTTCATTCGGGAGATGAACGGAAGTTGCTCCTCCAGTAATGATTTCATTCCATCGATCTAGCTGTTTACTATGGCGAAGAATATTGTCGAACATAGTAAAAGGCTGACTGACACGCTGACGCCCAAAGGCATCAACAGCGCCACTATCAGCCCCTTGTCGTAGTAATTGTCCGCGATGGTCTGCTTCTATGTGAGTTTCAAACTGCTCACCACCACGAATTACCTGACCCATGACTACTAGTTATCATTCCTCTTCCCATAGTAGCCATAAGCATTGCCATACTCATTGGCCAGCTCTTCAAAAGCATCAATGATGTTTTTAGGAGCAAAACCAGAGCCAAGCGCAAACTGAAAATACTGCCTGGTCAATGCCATTGCATCAACTTGTTGACACTGATGAATAATTTCTTGGTAACCAGCAAATCCAGCGTCAACGCTATCGTCAGTGAAGCGATGGGAAAAGGAGTAGGAATCGACAAATGCCACAGTATGAAAAAGGAGGCCCCCGAAGGGTAGCCTCCTACTGTGCCCTAAGTCAACGTCCTTGCCCCCTAGAGAGCTTCCTGCCATGGCTCGGCTTGCTGTGCTTGCCAGAACCCTGGCGAGTGCGTTTTGGCTTGCTAACGATGATGCGCTTGGAGCTAGACGCGCCAATTTTGCTTTTTACTGCCATGGAAAAGGCTGATCAACAGGCAGATCATAGCAGCCTGTCCAAAGCCGTCGTCAATCAAAGAAAAGAAACATATTCCCTCTGGGAACTTCAGGGGGTATGGCAGTAAAGTATACATTGAAGTTATTTCCACTATCAGTTGAGTTGGCACCCACTGCAAACTTAAAGCCACTTAACTCACCAATGTCTCTTACATTTAAATAGTCAATTGCTGAAGTTTTATTGGTCAAAGTAAAATTTCTTCGCGCTCCTGCGCTATTAGACTGAAATGTGACAACGTTTCCTGCTGTTCCCGTCACAGACCACGTATCTACAGTTCCCAAATCACTGCCTAACAAAATAGTATGTGCAACAGTTTTGGTGGAAGCAATTTCTGTAAAAGAAGATGCTCCCAATGTAGTAGTTGATGTACTAGTATCTCCACCAATTGTCAATTTATTAAAAGAAACTGCAGGAGAAAAAGTCCGAGCAGTTGTGCTGTTATTAGACAGCAATACGTTTGCAGTTCCTTTATTCCAAGTAGCATTTACTGTTGGATTTGCCCAAAGAATTAAAGTTCCTGTTCCAGTAAATGTCCAAAGACCAGACCCCATGTTGACTTGACGAGTCAAGCTACTTGTAGTATAAAGATTAATCAAAGTCAGATTATAAGTAGCTGCATCCAAGGTGCCCTGATTAAGCTCAATAGAACCGTTACCATTTGTGCCGGTTATAGTAAGAGCATCACCAAGTAAAAGCGTTCCTCCTACCATCCACATATAAATTGCAAACGTAATAGTCTTTCCTGCACTAGTAATTACACTTGTTCCACGTCCAACAAAGTTTTGCGTTCCAGTGCCAGATATTGTTACACCGGATCCAAATGTTAAAGAGCCATGAATATTAAATCCTGACCCAAAAGATAATGTAATACCCGTTGTTCTAGTAGAACAATCAATAGATCCAACATTAAAAATAGCGGTACTTAAAGTTCCTGTAAGCGTTGTTGCTTCATCAATAACAGCAGTATCTTGCGCCAGGGGAAAATTATTATCTGCGCCAGCGCCACCTGAAGTAAGTGCCCAACTAGAACTTCCAGCCCATGTTGTATTTGTTCCTACTCGATATACAGTTTTTGCAGCAGGAAATGTAATTCCGCTATTTCCACCACAATCTCCTGCCCTTGTTGGTGAAGCTCCTGCAGCAGCTCCTCCAAGTGTTATGTCACGAAAATCACAATCATTAGCCGATATAGACGCAACTGTAAGTGTACGAGAGGTACCAATAGAGTTAGAAGCAACAAATAAACGTCTTAAAGAAGTTGCACCCGCGCATGTCAATGTGCCATTAATGGTTTGATTAGCAGAAAAGCTAATTGAAGCAAGACTAGCCGCACTGGGAGCCGTAAATAAAAGATTATTAAATGTATTTGCGCCAGTTATAGTTTTTGAAGAGCTATTGGCATTAGTAAAAGAAACATTATAAAAAGTAAGCGACGAACCATTAAAAGTTATATTGGCAGTGCTTGATAAATTAATCTGAGAAGTTCCTGCATTGAATGTAAGATTTGATCCAGATAAATTTAAGGGACTTGTATTTGAAAGCGTAACAGTACTCGAACCAAGATTAAAAGTTTTAAGGCTTGTGCCAGTGCCAAGCAATGTACTACACGTTACATTATAATTTGAAGTAGTAAATGTTCCCTGCGTAATTGTTATACTACGTGTTTGACAATTTAAAGCGTCGGCAAGAGTTAAAGTAATTCCACTGCTGTTAACAACGAGTTCGCTAAAATTTTTACCAGCAGTTGTTAAAGTACTGGTTCCAGTAATTGTAACTTTTCCGGTATGAGTGTATGTCATACCTGCAACTAAAGTTATACTTCCTGCGACCGTAAGATCTGCTGTACCAGTAAGTGTGCCGGTAAAACCAGTGCAATTAATACTTTTTGCACCTGTGTTTCCACTGGCAATTGTTACCGTACCTGTAGAACTAGCATCAAAGAATACGTCGTCAGCAGTCGTGGGAACAGAAGCGCCTCCAGCCCCGCCAGACGTAGCAGACCATTTTGTTCCAGCAGTTCCATCCCAGGATGCAGTGCCACCTACCCAATAGCGATCAGCCATGAATCAGCCCTCCATGGGACGCAGCAGCGTCTGTCCGTCAACTTCAATTTTTTCGTAAATCACTCCATCGACTTCAATAGTTTCTCTTTGAGGTTCAGGAGGATTTTCAATGGTATACAGCCAATTATTAAGGCGTTCTTGCTTTAGTGCATTAATTTCTTCTTCTGTTAGTTGATGACTATCCTCCAAATACAAGGCATCACGAAAAACCCCGTATTGAGTTTCAATCCCGAAATCAATTTTCATTGCAATCATGCCTCAGTTACAACAGCTACGACATCCCAGAATGATGCAGCACTATTATAAATACAGCCTGCATAAGTGGTCTTTCCAGAAGTAGTCGTCGTTGGCAACGTAGTTCCAAGTGCTCTGTATCCACTTGCTGTGCCAGTCCAAGTAATGGCGCGAGCCGTGCCGTTGTCCTTGATTCTAATTAACAGTCTTTGGCCATTAACAGGAATACCAGAAGGAACTGCAAATGTAATCGATCCAGTGAGATCTTCCGCAATAAATAAATCAGTTGTATTAATATTTGGCGTAAGCGTGCCACTTGTCGAGCCTGCCGCAACTGCTCGCGGCTGTAGTCGTGCAGTGTCTTGCCAGGTAGCTGCAACTCCAGAGCCATTGCTCGTTAATACTTGTCCACTAGCGCCAAATCCTCCGCCAATCGTCGCAACTCCACTACTAGTAACAGAAACTGCGCCACTAATTTTCCCGAATACATAAACAGGAATTCGCGAAATATTTGACTTGCGATTTGTTCCCGCACCG